AGCCCAATCTACCCTTTCTGTTGGATCTGCCACAAATGCTACTAATGCAACATATTTAGCTGGTGGAGTAGCTGGTTCTATTCCTTGGCAATCTGCTGTTGGTGTAACTGGATTTACTGCTTTAGGAACAACTGGTCAAGTTTTAACTTCTAATGGCACTAGCACTCCTACTTGGACTACTCCAACAGCTTATGCAACTGTAACGGATGACACTACAACTAATGCAACTCGTTATCCATTATTTGCTAACCAAACAACAGGCAATTTATCTACTTCTTATACAAGCTCTACTAAATATCAATACAATCCTTTTAGCGGTGTTTTAACAGCCACAGGATTTAGCGGATCAGGAGCAAGCCTTACAAGTCTTACTGCTGGAAACTTGACAGGCACTATTCCTAGTGCAGTTTTAGGCAATTCAACGCTATATATTGGCACAACTGCCGTAGTTTTAAACGCTGCAAGCGGATCAATTACCTCTTTAGCGGTTAATATTAGCGGTTCTGCTGCAAGCGCAACAACGGCTACAACTGCCACAAATGCTACCAATATTGCCATTACAGACAATACTAGCTCTGCATCAACTTATTATCCTGTTTTATCGTTAAATTCTACTGGTAATAATGCAGCAACAACAAGCTCTACAAAGCTTAGTTTTGTACCTTCTACTGGTGTTTTAAACGCAACTCAATTTAGCGGTTCAGGAGCAGGATTAACATCCATTCCTAATTCAGCATTGACAAATAGCACTATTTCAGGTGTTTCTTTAGGTGGCAGTTTATTTAATTTGACGGCTGGAACAGGCATTAGTTTTAGTTCTGGAACTACCTATAATGGCTCTGCTGCTATTACTATTAACTCTACTGGTACTGGAACAGTAACTTCTGTATCTGTAGTTTCAGCTAATGGCTTTGCAGGGACTGTAGCCACAGCAACAACTACCCCAGCAATTACTATATCTACATCAATTACTGGTGTATTAAAAGGTAATGGAACAGCTATTTCTGCTGCAACTGCTGGTACTGATTATTCTGCTGGAACATCAGCTTTAGCTTCAGGAATCGTATATAGCACCACTACTACTGGTGCTTTAAGCATTGCAACAGCATCACAAATTGTTACGGCAATCGGAACTACTGCTGTTACTAATACAACAAACGTAGGCATTACAGACGATTCTGCAACAAGTTCTTCTGTATATCCAACATGGGTAACAGCTAATACAGGAAACTTGCCTGTTAAGGTAACATCAACTAAATTATCATTTATACCATCCACAGGAGTATTTACGGCTACTGGTGGAGTTGGTGGAGGAGCTTTCTAGATGGCGCAAACAGGATTTACCCCCTTATTAATATATTCAAGCTCTACAGGAGGCAATGCCCCTGCTGCTGGCAATTTATTAAATAACGCTACTGGATCAGAATTAGCTATTAATATTGCTGATGGAAAATTGTTCTATAAAGACTCTGCTAACGCTGTTCAAGTTATTGGTTGGAAAATAAGACCAGCAACTGCTGGCGGTACAGGCTTAACTTCTTTTGCTGTGGGCGATCTAATTTATGCAGATACAACCACTACTTTAAATAAATTAGCTGATGTAGCAACTGGAAATGCGCTTATTTCTGGCGGTGTTGGGGCTGCACCTTCTTATGGAAAAATTGGTCTTACAACTCATGTAAGTGGCACTTTGCCTACTGCAAATGGTGGAACTAATTTAACTTCATTTACAGCAAATGGAATTATGTATGCTTCTTCTTCAAGCATTTTGGCTACTGGATCAGCATTAACATTTGATGGAACAAATTTAGCAACAACTGGCTATGTTTCTGCTACATCATTTAGACCAACTAGTTCTACAATTCCTACCAATGGAATATATTTGCCGACAACCAATACTTTAGGTTTTGCAACTAATAGTGCGTTAGCAATGCAAATTAGTTCTACTGGCGGTGTTTCTATTGGTAACACTACAGACCCAGGCGCAGGTAGTTTATCTGTAAATAATAATATTAAAGTTCCAGGGTATAGAAATGGTTATTCTTTTGCTAATAATGTAAGCGCAGGGACAACTGGAACGTATACCGTTAGCGTTACTGGGTATCAAGGATATTCTTCTGGAAGTGCAGTTGATTTGCAGTCATTTTTTTATGTAACTGTTTTATCATCTGCAAATGGACACGTTGTTCAAGGAATTGCTTTATATACCAATCAATACAATGGAAATGCTATTTATTTGGCAACATTAGGAACTTCTGGATTGGGTGGTTCAATTTCTTTTAGTGCAAGCGGATATAGTCCAACATTTACAGTTACAAATAGTAGTGGAAGCACTCCAACATATACTGTTCAAGTAGTGCATATAAATTAAAGGTTTAAAAATGACAACATTAATTCCAAAATTTGAACAACCATATTCAAACACAGTAAATAGACCAATAAATTTAAAATTTCAAGAATCTGTTTCTGTTCTTGATTTTGGAGCAGTTGCTGATGGAAATACAACTACTGGGGCTGGAACAGATAATTCACCATTTTTTCAAGCAGCTATTAATGCTTTAGGTGCTGGTGGATGCTTATATATTCCTCCAGGAATTTATCAATTACATTCACAAGTAACTGTTCCTTCAAATTTTCAAATTGTAGGTTCTGGAATTTACTCTACAACTTTAACTTGCCCAAATGCTTTTAATAGTGATGGTCTTATTAAATTTAATGGTGCAGGTGGGCCACCAACAGAAATTATAAATCTTAATATTTCTGCTCAACTTAATGGGGCTGGTGCAAGTTCTATTGGCCTTAATATGGCAGCCAATGGTTCTTTTGCTTCTAATATATGGGTTGGTGGTTTTAAAACTGGTGTTAAATTATCAAGCAGTTCATCTTTTTTTTATAACAGCGTATGCGATATAGGCGTAGCTGGCGGTACTGGAATCAATATTACAAGTGGTTCTACAATAGTTAGTAATGTTCAAGTTTATGCAAATTATGTTGGTGTTTCAATTTATGCACCTTTTGGCGATGCTCCTGTAACTTTAAATAACGTTCAAACAGTTCAATGTGGTTATATAGGAATTTCAATTGATACTGCTAACAATGTTCAAGTAAATAATTGTTCTGCTTGTAGTGCCGTTAGTTCAGCAAATTTTGGTTATGGAGGAATAGTTATTGCTAATTCTTCAAATGTTGATATTTCTAATTTTGTTGGAAAATTAACTACACAACAAACAACAGGAAATGGCGGTATTTATTCTATAAATTCTACCTCTATTAATATTTCAAATTCTCAAATAACAAATTATTATGATGGAATTAATATTAATAATGGTGGTGATATAACAATTAATGGAAATAATTGTTCAAATAACTATCATTATGGAATATCTGTAAGCGCTTGTGATAGAACAATAGTTAGCAATAATAATTGCAACGCTGATGGAAGCGCATCAACAACTGATGCTGGTATATATTCAAACAATAGTTTAGGTTATCAAACTCATAATATTGTAGGTAATATTTGTTCTCAAACAGGAGGAGGCGTTCAAGAATATGGTATTTATGCAAATGTTACAAACAATGGAGCTTCAACAGGGTTTACCAATATTGTAGGAAACATTTGCAAATATAACAGTACAGCAAATATTAGCACTAATGGTGTTACAGGAAATATTACTTCTACAGGAAATGTAACCTAATGAATACATATATTTGGGAAATAGAATCATTAGATTGTGTACCATCATTAGATGGTCAAAGCGATGTGGTTTCAGTAGTTCATTGGCGTGTCAATGCGGTTAGCGATCAAACTTATGTAAAAACATTATTAGATGGCGCAACTCAAACACTTCCTTATTCATCTACAATTTATGGAGTTCAGTCATTAACCTATAAATTAGGAAGCCCATTTATTGCTTATTCTGACCTAACAAAAGATGCTGTAATTGGCTGGGTACAAGCTGCTATGGGTGAAGAACAAGTAACTGCAATTCAAGCCAATTTAGATAAACAATTAGAAAACTTGGTTAATCCTTCAGTAATTACTCCACCTTTACCTTGGTCAGCATAATGAACTATAAATGGTCAATCCTTGATATATCAGCCAAAGATGGCTTGATTACTTATGCAAAATATAAAGTAGAGCTATCTGATCAAGATCAGATTGTAGAAACTGAAGGAAACTGGTGGTTTTCTAATCCAGTTATTAAAGTGCCTTTTGATCAGGTTACAGAAGAAATGGTTTGTTCTTGGATTGAACAAGAAACTATGAAAGACGGCATAAACCTTATAAAATCTAGGCTAGAAGAACAGTTAAATGAGCTAAATAAGCAAGATTCTGTTGTTGCGCCTTGGTTGCCTCAAGTCTTTACCCCTAATTAGGAGATTATATGGCAGTTAATTTATCACCTATCGGTGGCGCAGGATGGCAATTTTTTGATAATGACGGAGTTCCTTTGTCAGGTGGTCTTATTTACACCTATTTGGCAGGAACATCTACTCCACAAGCAACCTATACTTCAGCATCTGGAACCATTCAAAATTCCAATCCTATTGTATTAAATTCTGCTGGCAGACCTCCAAGTGAAATTTGGCTTACAAGTGGTATTTCATACAAATTTGTCTTGAAAACGGCTACTTTTGTTCAAATTTGGAGCATGGATAACCTTCAAGGACTTCCATCTGCTGGTCAAGAAGGGTATATAACAGCGACTCAAGGCCAAACTGTTTGCACAGTACCATTTACTTATTTGTTGGGATCAAATTCTTTGTATGTTTTTGTAAATGGTTCTAAGCAAGTTAACACCTTAAATTACAATGAAACCAATACAACAACAATTACTTTTGTTGATGGATTAAATGCTGGGGATTTAGTGGAGTTTGTTCAATGACAAAGCCTATTGATATTATTAGTAGAGCATTAAAAGATATTGGCGCATTAGAAGCTGGTGAAGTTCCAACGGCTGATTCAGCTCAAGATGCTTTTGATATGCTAAATG